TCAATTGCAACACCTACTTCTTGTTCTTGTTAGGATTGTATTTTTCCTTATTGATAGGTTTCAACCGGCGCATCATTAATTCGATCTGTCCAAGAAGCAGTTCTGTGTCTTCTTCCGGAATAGGTTCACCCTCGTAAGAGAGCGGACCATCTGCACCATTCATTAATTTTCCACGGAGATTCTCTAAATCCCTTGCAATGTCTCTTTCGTCTTTGGAAGTAATTACATAAGGATCATCCTTCTTTTCTTCACCAGTGAAGTATTCTGTAGGGACTCCGAAGTAGTCCGCTATTTTCTGTAACTTCTCCATTTTTGGAGTATATTTGCCTTGCTTCCAACTGGTAAGTGTGGCTGTTGTTACTCCTGTTTCTTTTGAAACTCTATAAGCAGTCACATTATTTTTCTTTAGTAATTCTTCAAATTTTTCATACATAGTTTTTCCTTTCTAAATAACTTAGAAATCTATGCT